ACCCGATCCCCATGCGTCATGCTCAGCGTTGGCGCCAACGAACGACTTGAGTTTACCAGCGATCGGTTTGAGCCGAACGTCTGGGCGGCCTTCGTGCGGTTTGGTTTGAGACTTGTTGATAGCCATCTGTGCAATCATAGCTTCAAGTTTCTGTGCCCGATCAAGCTGTTGGGATAGGTTCCCAATAAGTCCGGTGCTATCCCCAGCACCTTGGATGCGGTCAATCTCCGCTTCCTCGTCTTTCGTAAGATCTCGCTTTTCATCGCGAGCCACTTGAGCAATCGCTGCCGATTTGATTCGCAGTTGCTCAATTTCGTTTTGCAACTCTGGAACAGTTTTCATTTTCGTCTCCGGTTAGGTTGACGAAACGAAAACGGCGAGTCGTCAACCAGTGAATGGTTTTCAAACTCGCCGTTGAACAACTGCGCGAAGATTGGGTTCGAATTGTTACGCGATCATTTTACCCGAAGGTCAACACCTGTCAAGGCAAAAAGTTTTTCGTATCGCTTTTCTTGGTCCGGTCTATTTTTGACCATCGTTAAAATCTGATCCGGTTTCAGATAGGCCTGCGGTGTGTGCTTGTATCTGTTTTGCGGAACGATCTTTTTCTCCACTTCTGGAGCTGTAGATGAATTTGTCACGAAGGACAGAGACTTGCTTTCCTGATAGTCTAACCAAGTTTCTTTGTTCATCATCCCTAAGACTTCCTCTTTGCTTTTCCCGGACACCTCTGCGTAAACTTCCGCGACCTGTTCGTTGATCTTTTTGAGAAGATCCGCGACTTGAACAAAGTCTTCAGCGTTTCCAAATGCGATCGTTGCCGCTTCGTGAATCATGACCATTGATAGACTCGATGCCAACCGTTCCTCGCCTGCTAGAAAAACGATAGACGCCGCACTCGCCGCAAGTCCGTCATTGTAAGTAGTAACCTTACCGTCGTGCCTTTTTAGGGAATTGTAAATAGCGTACCCATCAAAGACCGACCCCCCAGGGGAATTGATCCTCACATTCACTGGGCCTGATCCAAGTAAAGCTAACGCCCGGATAACGTCATCACCGCTTACCATTCCAGCCCATGACGGCCCGATGTCGTCATAGATAAACAGTTCCCGCGTTCCCTCATTCACCATTAACATTTCCACGACTCCACAAGTAAACTAACCCGCTGCTGAAGTTCCGAAGGTTGACACTCACACGCTTCTAAAAGCTGTTGCTTGCGTTCTTGCAATCCCTGAACATAATCCGCCCCATCAACCCCCAAGGATTTCGCCCGCCTGTTGTATGTTTCCTCGAATGTCTTGTATTTCTGATCGATCCATGAAACAAAGTTTTTATTCCCGGTCGCCTTCTGGACTGCTGAGCATTCGGTTTCTAATAGTCCGGCAAACACAACATCCGCCGCGATCCATGACGCTGCCACTTTTACATTATTCACGGGTTCGTTGTTCGCAGGTTCAACCACACCTTCCGTTTTCGATACGTTCGGATTCTCGAATGAATCCCCACCGTCTACCGGATTCAGGTCTAACTTATCTCGGCATTCGTTCTGCGTCATGATCTTAGCCTGCCGGTACTTCGTTAGAACGTCGGCCGTCGCAGGTGCGTCCATCTGAAGCCATGTCCCACGGTTGAATTTGAAGAACACATCACCGCGTCCCTTCTGTTCCGGTGTCCTTAGTTTCATGTCGCATTGCATTTCCCACCGAGTAAGCCAGCGAGATAGTGCATGGGCTAGATAAGCAAGTTGTTGGTTCTCAAGGCTGTTGTAGCTCGTCGCAGAACTGTCCCCTGGGATATGCTGTAGCCCGAAGATCAACATCACATCTTGTCTGGAGAATCTCCGCTGTTCAATAAATTGAGCGTCAACGTTGCTCATTCGCGAAACGTCTACCGCTTTAATTCCTTCACGAAGCATGCCCGCCACTTCGCCGCCATTCTTTCGCGTGTAGTTTTCGCGGAAGGCTTTCAGAAAGGCTTGGGCTTCTTCTTCATCTTGCATCGACCCCACTGGAGCTTCAAGCATTAACTTTGCGGAAAGCCCACGATTGAGCGAGTCTTTGTTGTACTTTAACGAAGACATATCAGTTCCCAACGTTTCTCGGAACTGCCATGCTACACTTCGTCCCTCAATCCCATAGTAACCGAACCCCATGATATGAAGTACGTCCCGATCGGGAATTGCGTACATTCCTCTCGGCACTTCTCCCCTGGGAAGTCTCTCCTTCAAGTTCTCAAACCGTACTAATGGATCGTCGGTGTCTGGTTGTGTGACGTGCCACTTCTCCCCCTTGACCATCACCGTATCTGTACAGTCTGGACGCAGTGGAAGCAACTCAGGCTGTAGACCTCGAACGATATACGCCCGACCATTTCCCCATGAAAGGACGTGACTTTGAATCTGTTCCTTAAACACATCCGAAGTCTGATAACTGTTAGCCTCGTCTCTGAGAAGCCGGTAGTACGGATTCGTTTTGTCTACCGTGTTGATTCCATTGGAGTATTTCCTAGGCTCTAATGGCATCTTTCCTACGTCACCGGCAATGGTATTAATTGCATACCACACCGCTGCTAAGCCTAACATGGATTCTTCATTAACTGTAGGCTCGCCGTTATTAGAGATTCCCATCCATTCGAAGAAGGAGTCAATCGGGTTTCGAAGTGTAAACATTTGATTCCTATGCTACAAATAGATTTCCACGTGCCCGCTGTGGCGCCAATGAACAACACCTTAACGCCATGATCCCCGCAACTACTGGGTCAATCTTTTCCCCCGACCGCTTTTTATCTGGCATCCATCGGTTGTTATTATCCACACTCAAAACCAAATTCCCCAAGCACCAACGAAACAACGGTTGTGATCCGTCGTGCGTTAGCTTTTTTTTCCTAATCAAGTCCAGCATCATTGAGGTCGGCTCGTGCATCGTGTACCGAGACTGAGGAATACGAATAGCCTCAAATCCTGCTCGTTGAAGTTCCTCCGCCATTTGCTGCATATTCCACGGGTCAAATCCAATTTGTTTTGCTTTATGCTTTCGCATATCCGCAATCAAATCTTCCCTTACCCGTGAGTACAAATCACTAACGACCTGCAAGTACCCCATCTGAATCCAATCCAGCCAAGGTGACTCATTGAGGTTTCGGTTGTTGTCCACATCAATATAACACTTCGACTGGATTTCGTATCTCCAGATAGGACGCTTTTTATCATCAATCCCATCTGGGAACCTAGCCACAAGACTGTACGCCATTAGGTCATTTACCCCACCCGCATCGACTGCTGCGCAAACCGCCGAGGCTCTACGCCAGTCTGTTAATTGGCTGACCCTACAAACGTCCCAGTACATCGGGTCAATCGCTTGCTCGCTTGAACTTACCTCTCGGTTAGCGTAGTACCTTGTAAATACATTTCTCTCCTGGTTGCTTTCCTTCGCCTTGATCGCCTCCTGTCGGAAGTATTCGTACTGAACACTAACACCGATATTCGGCATCGCTTTAATCCAGACTGACTCATCAAAGATATCATCCTCTGGATCTAATGAAGCGACGTAAGCAAACAAAGCGTTATCTTGTATCCTGCCTCCAGCGACTTCTATAGCATATTGGTTTTCCTCCTTCCACATTGTAGAAAGATTATCCCCAGCAGTAGTGATCGTGAACATCACCGGTTGAGATCTCGCCGCTGAGCCAGTTCGGATCGTGTTATAGAACGGTCTGTGCTGTTCTCTCCACGCGTGCAGTTCGTCTAAGATAACCGCATGAGGGTTAAGACCGTCAAAGGCTCGGTCACTTCCCAACGGTCGGATGAAGCTATTTGTCTGTGAGTAGTTCAACTGAGCAACTCGACAATCAAATCTCTTAGAAAGAATCGGAGAACGCTTGATCATTCTTTCCGCTTCGTTAAACACAATCTTAGCCTGGTCCGCTTTTGTGGCGCCAATGTAGACTTGTGCTTGTTCTTCATCGTCGAAAGCGGAAAGTAAAATAGCTATGCCAGCCGCAAGAGTAGACTTACCTTGCTTTCTTGCAACGGAGACATAGACCTTT